AGTGAAGTTTACTCTTGGTAAAGAGAATCCAGAGCATGGCGTACCTACTTATCTCTCAGCAGTTAAAATTTTAGAGTTAGCAGAGGAGGAGGAATCAGTCACCGCTACTGATTTCTAACGCTCATGGATGATTTAGCAAACACTAAAAGCGTGTTTGTTAGGCATGAGGCGTGTCCATCTTGTAACAGCACTAATAATTTAGCACGTTATAGTGATGGTCATGCCTGGTGTTTTTCCTCTGAGTGCTCGTACTATGAACCTGCAACAGAGGAACTTCTAACAAAACAGACGAGTTACCAACGATTTGCAGGAGTAAAGCAAATGTCAGGCATTATTGCTGAGATCAAGGAAAGACGTATTTCAGAGGAAACGTGTAGAAAATTTAATGTAAAAGTTGAATATAGTTCTACAGGGGAAATCAATAAACATCACTACCCCTATTACTCCAGAGAATCCCTACAGGAACTAGCAGTTAAAACTAGATATGTAGAGGATAAACAGTTTAGTTTTTCTGGGGAAAACAGAGATCTAGGACTATTTGGGCATCAAACTTGTACTGTGGGTGGAGGTAAATTTATAACCATTTGTGAGGGAGAGCTAGACGCACTCTCTATCAGTGAGATGTTTGATCGGAAATGGGATGTAGTTAGCTTACGCAATGGAGCACAAGCAGCAAAGAAGGAACTGCAAGAAAATCTACAATGGTTAGAGGATTCCTACGAGCAGGTAGTATTGTGTTTCGATACTGATAATGCAGGGAAAACCGCACTAGATTCTGTTAAAGATCTCTTCAGTCCCAACAAACTAAAGATCTGCACCTTACCAATGAAAGACGCTAATGAAATGTTAATGTCTAATCGCATTAAAGATTTTGTTAGTTGTTGGTGGGCTGCTAAACAGTACCGACCAGATGGAATTATCGCGGGAGAAGAGACTTGGAATACACTCATTAATGATAGAAAGATTAGTAGTATTCCCTACCCGTGGGAAGGATTAAATAAATTAACAAAAGGGATAAGGCCATTTGAATTAGTTACTGTTACATCGGGTAGTGGTATGGGTAAGTCTCATTTGGTAAGGGAAATACAGCATCATTTGTTTACAGAAACAGACGATAAGATTGGTGTTTTAGCCCTAGAGGAATCCATCACTAGAACAGCACTAGGCATTATGTCTATGGCGGCTAATAAACCCCTACATCTGGACGAAGAAGCTGATACAGAGGATTTTAAGCCTTACTGGGACGCTACCCTAGGTCAAGGGAGATTCTATCTCCTAGACCACTGGGGATCGACTAATGAAGATAGTTTAATGTCTCACGTTAGATACATGGCAAAGGCATTGGAATGTAAATGGATTGTTTTGGATCATTTATCTATTGTTGTTTCTTCTCAGGAAGGAGGGGATGAACGTAAGAACATTGATGCCATCATGACGAAACTCAGATCTTTAGTGCAGGAGCTAGGGATTGGCTTATTTTTAGTGTCTCATTTAAGACGGTCTAATGGCACAGCGCATGAAGATGGAGGTAGGATTAGTCTTAGTGAGCTAAGAGGATCTCAAGCGATTGCTCAGTTATCGGATATTGTGATTGGACTAGAGCGAGATCAACAGCATGAGTCTGAACATATCAGGAATGTGACTACTCTGAGAGTGCTGAAGAATCGCTATACGGGACTGACTGGCCCTGCGACCTATCTGAAGTATCAAGCAGATATAGGCAGGATGCAGGAAACAGGTAAGCCAGTAGGGGATGTTCAGCAAGACGATGATTTTTAATAGAGATGAATTTATCTAGTAATACACTCATTCTTGATATAGAAACTGATGGATTAAACCCTACAAAAATATGGTGTTGTTCCTCTAATCTATTCTCTACAGTTTTTTCTGAGGAAGAATTTAAGGATGCTTTAGCGACTATCGAAGTTGATACGATTGTTGCTCATAATGGTATCGCTTTTGATTTTCCTGTTCTTCAGAAACTATGGAATATAGATCTTTCATCCTATCAATTATTAGACAGTCTTGTATTGTCTCGTTTAGCAAATCCATCCAGAGAAGGAGGCCATAGCCTACGTGCTTGGGGAGAAAGATTATGCTTTCCTAAAGGTTCACATAATGAATGGGAGCGATTATCGTGCGAGATGATTCGATATTGCGAACAAGATGTTACGGTGACAGAGCAAGTTTTAAAACAATTAGAAGTAGAGTTAAGCGCATTTGACTTTAAATCTATTGAACTAGAACACCAAGTACAAACAATAATTCAGCAACAGGTTAAGCATGGTTGGTTATTAGATTACTCTTTAGCGACTTCCTTAGTAGCGGAGTTTAAGGAAAAGCTATACGCCATAGAGGATGAGGTACATAAAACATTTAAACCTACCCTTACGCTTATCAAAGCAATTGCTCCGAAGACTAAAAAGAATACTGATGAATTTAGTAAAGTAGGCTTAAAGTTCTTAGGGGACGATTGGAAGAATGTTGTTGGGGACTTTTGTAGGGTAGAGTATCGCCCTTTTAATTTATCTTCCAGACAACAGATAGCTCTATACTTACAAAAAGCAGGATGGGAACCAACTAAGTTTACCGATAAGAAACACCCAATTGTAGATGAATCTACGTTAGCTAATGTTGATATACCTGAAGCTAAACTAATTGCTGAATACATTACCATTCAAAAAAGGAAAGCCCAGGTACAAAGTTGGTTAGATGTAGCAGATAAAGATAATCGAGTTCATGGGTATGTAAATACTAATGGTGCGGTTACTGGCAGATTTACTCACTCTAAACCAAATATGGCCCAAGTTCCAGCAGTCTATTCACCTTATGGTAAAGAATGTCGTTCCTGTTGGATTGCTAAAGACGGTTATAAAGTCGTTGGAGTTGATGCCTCTGGTTTAGAACTAAGGATGTTAGCCCACTATATGAAGAGTGAGGGATACACTAATGAAATTATTAACGGAGATATACACTCCCTTAATCAAAAGCTTGCAGGACTTAAATCAAGAGATACAGCAAAAACTTTCATCTATGCCTTCCTGTACGGAGCAGGAGATGAAAGACTTGGTTCAGTGGTTGGAGGAAGCAAAGGGGATGGAAGATTACTTAGAGAACAATTTTTGTATCGTCTCCCGTCACTTAAAGATCTTAGAGACAGAGTTATACAAAAAGTTAGCGAAAGAGGAACACTCAAAGGTTTAGACGGAAGAAAGCTTTTTGTACGCTCAGAACACTCAGCACTAAATACTTTACTACAATCAGCAGGAGCATTAGTAATGAAAAAAGCTTTGGTGCTGTTGGATGAATACGCCAAGCTTTGGGAAATAGACTTTAATTTTGTTGGGAATATTCACGATGAAATTCAATCTGAAGTCATTGCAGATAAAGCAGAAGAGTTTGGAAAACTTGCGGTTAGTTGTATTAGAGAAGCAGGTAATCGTTTTAATTTAGACTGTCCATTAGACGGTGAATATAAAGTAGGGGACTCATGGGAACAGACACACTAGTAGAAGACATCTACAAACTTATTTCTACAAAAGAAACTTCTAATGAAATAGATGTAGAAAACAATATAGAAGTTTTTGGAGAAGCAGTTAAAGAGTTAATGCGAAATCAATTTTTAGTTGAGCATAAGGGGGATGAAAGAAAACTCCGTATGTCTTTAATTGGTAGACCAGATAAATACATTTGGAATAAATATCACGGTTCTCCCTCAGAAGAATTACAACCTCATACCTTACTTAAATTTATGTATGGGCATCTCATAGAAGAGTTACTTTTGTTTTTAACAAGAATGTCTGGACATAAAGTAACTGATGAACAGAAGTTTTGTGAAGTAGGAGGTGTTAAAGGTTCTATGGATTGTAAGATTGATGGTGTCTTAACAGATGTTAAATCAACTTCAGTATTTGGTTTTAAAAAATTTAAAGAAGGTAAGGTAGCTGAAGATGATCCTTTTGGTTACGTAGGACAAATTAAAGCTTATGCCCACTCAGAAGATGAGACTGAGTTTGGGTGGTTAGCAATGGATAAACAGAATGGACATATCACTTATCTCAAACATGATTTGAAAGATAAAAAAGATCCTATGCACGATAAGCTCCAGGGGGACATAGCGGAACAGATCGAACATATTAAGGAAGTAGTGAGTAATCCAGAGCCAAAAGAATTTTGTTATAAAGATGTTCCAGAAGGTAAGTTAGGCAATAGAAAATTAGCGATAGGTTGTTCTTATTGTGAGTTTAAACACCATTGCTATCCTAATCTAAGGGTGTTTAATTATGCTAAAGGGCCAGTCTTTTTAACGAAAGTACTTAAAAAACCTAAAGTAGAAGAACAAAATTTTAAGGTGTTAGCGAGTGAATTTTAAAAAAAGAAAAAGAATACCTAACAGAGAAAAGTACGTCTGTAAATTTTGCCAGTGTAATGACAAAGAACAATTTACTACAGGATCTTTTTATGAATGTCGGAAGTGCAGAGCAGAGAGATCAAAAGATGTTAATTTTGAACAATACTCTGCTGCACTAAAGAGACAACAACTTTCAATAGTTCATTGGAAAGCTAGGACTTATAATGAAAAAAGATAAATACAGATCTAGGTTTGAAAAAGATTTTGCTGAAGCAATCCATAACAAAATAAAAATGGAGTTTGAGCCTGAAGAGTTCCCTTACGTTATATCTAAAATGTATCTTCCAGACTTTGTTTATAACGAAAAGATATATGTAGAGTGTAAAGGATTTTTTAGAGAAGGAGATGTAAAAAAATACAAAGCAGTAAGAGATATGTTTGTTGAAAAAGGAAAAGAGTTTGTTTTTTTATTAGCGAATCCTAATAAGAAAGTACGTAGGAACGGTAAGATAACGATGGGAGACTGGTGTAAAAAAGAAAAGATACCTTTTTTTACTTTAGCAACTGTTTCAGAATTAATCGCATACGCTACCGCAGGAGAATAACACAATGAAGAAAAGATTAAATGATGCTACCCCTGAAGAATGGGATCAGAATCAGCAGGATAGTTTAAATGTCTCTATTGTAGACACTAAAAAACAAGAAGAACAATTTGACGTAATTACCAGGCCAGAACACTACAAT